CAACGCAGTAACTTTTGCAATAGACTCAACAGTTGCTACATTAACAGGATCACAAACACTAACAAATAAAGTTTTAACATCACCAACAATATCAACACCGACTGTGACAGGTGCCATGACGGCAACTTCGGTCACTACAAATGATATAACAACAAATGGATCTAACGCTGACCTTGATGTATCACCACAAGGCACAGGTAAAGTTCAATTCTACGGTGCTTACACGTTTCCAACATCGGACGGAAGCAATGGAAATGCTCTAGTCACAGACGGATCAGGTGCATTATCATTTGGCACGGTTGGCGATCCTTCTGCTTCTGACCTCACAGACTCTGTGGTTAGAAAAGATAAAAGATTATATATTAACAGAGCAAGAGCAATCGACAAGTTCGACGTTACGTTCTGTGACAGCGTGTTGTACTACGTTTGTACAAACGATTACAAAAACGACATAGTCAACATACAGAAACTTTCAGTTGTACACAACAACTCAAGTGCTTTCATATCTGGTTCTGGTATAAACAACTCAGACGATATAGACATGCCTGTGTTCACTGCAGACGTATCAGGAGATTTGGTGGTTGTAAAAGGTGAGATGACCTCCGATGATTCATCCATTGACGCAATTGGTGGTAGCACAACATTCTTGAAACTGCCGCTTGGAGACAATTCAAGTGCGGGCACTTCAGGTAACACGCAATTAATTGTTAACTCGGATGTTGATTCTGCATCAGAGGCGTTTGACACTTTCGCACACGGCACTTACAGAGGTGCAAAATATTTCTTTTCGGTAAACAACGATACTAAAACTGAACTGGAGAACATAGAAGTCCTAGTAGTACATGACGGATCTGATGCATACATGACACAGTATGCCGGCGTAAGAACAGGCAATGATCCATTAATGACAGTTACCGCGGCAATCAGTGGTAGCAACGTTGTGGTTTCTGTAGCAGGTCTTGAACCTAACCTAAGGGTGACTGCTAACATTATCAGATTGAAAGACACAATGGTATCTGATTCTGGCTCTTTTGCAAACACAGAAGCAATAGCACCAACAACGATTTCATCAACTGCAACTGCAATAGTTGACCTTGACACAGTATCAAAAGGCAACGGAGCGGTTATATACGTTGTGGGAAAAAATGCAACAGAAGGTGCATTTTCAATATCTGAAGTATTCATGGCAGTAAGCGGCTCAGGAGATATTTCAGTATCATCTCCAGGTCAAGTCAGTACAAAATCTTCCGAACAATTAGAGTTTTC